AGTGCAGTAGCAGAACTACTGAATACTAAATTTGGAATTAAATCCCATGTGCTTGTAATACCATTGCGGATATATGTTGCAAGATTCGCACCGTAATTAAAGTTAGTAGTTTTAATCCATATACTTCCACTTGGACGAGGAGTATTGTTTGGAAATGCAACACCTGTAGTTGGATTCATCTTCCAAAGTGGCACACTACTATGAGCACTAAACTGTATAATAGGACCATAATTTACATTACCAATTTGAATGCTTGGAATGCCAAGATTGCTTAATGCAGTACCAGTACCGTTTACTAATTTAATACCACCGTCAACAACTGTACCATTGCTCTTAGCTGCTGGAGTAGCAAATAACGAAAAATATCCATTTATTTTTCCAGCAGTAACACCCGGGATGTTAAGACCATTAACATTAGTAACAAGAGCAGCATCGCCGCCCGCGCCAACTGTAACAGTTATACTATTAATAGTAAAGGTATGACCAACTGTAAGTCCTGAATAATTTCTAACAGTTGCTTGAATTACAGGAACAGATTGCTGCCATGCTGTAGTACCTACTTCAACCCAAGTACTATTATAATTCTTGTAATATAAAGTATTAACAGAATTAGTAACATCGACTGCATAATCGCCAACTACTCCAAAACTAGTTTTAGGCACGCCAGCTGATAGATTACTTGAATTTGTGATAACAGTTGGAACAATTTTAGCAAATACTTGATTGACGTCATCCCATTCGAAAACGCCCCATGATGAAATTGCTGTATTCAACCAAATAGTGCCTGATGCAGCATCAGCAGTTGGGCGGCTAGTAGTTGCTTGTATCTGATTTAAATCAATATCTGCTCTCATAACATAAGCATTGCTGATAATGTCTAATACATTGAATGCAGCATGTAGTCCATATTCTGCTAATTCGCTACCAAAAATTCTATTGCCGCTAGCATCGCTAGGAAATGTTGGCATACCAAATAAGCTTGTTAGCTCACGCTGGCTACCAACAGTAAAAATTTTACCTGCATTTGCTTTTGTTGTGCCAGTAGCAGTAGTTCCTGAATTGTTAGTTTTGTCTTGGGCAGTTGCCATTATGATGAATGGTACAGTTCCCAACGCGGTTGGGGCGTAATTGCTCTCGTCAATTACGGAAACTTGTACGCCCGGTGAAACTAAGTTGTTTGCCATGTTTATTACATCCTTTAGTAGGTTAGTAATATTTAGCGAATCAGCTTAAAACCAGGGTATTTGTACGAGTTCTATTGGGATATAATAGTTGATACTTTTTCCTTAAGATCTTGCAATGTGCTAGTATTAAGAATAATATTATTACGTTTTACCAAGCGCCATTCCCATTCGCTTCGATGAATTTCAGGATGTTGTATCGTCATGTATTGTCTAAGAGCTTCATCGTTTTTAAATTGCTCGCTATACCAATTTGGCAGAGGAGGACGTTGAACTTCCCAAATTTGACCTTGTTGACTTAATATAACATCGACTTCATTAGAGAATCTCACATCGCTAATAACATAATTTTTAGAAGAATCATTTGTTTTTTTCATAAGGCTATGAACCCAAATGTTCTTATGGAAATGATCACGCATAACATCGGTACCAATATGCTGCAATACCCAACGAGGTGTGACAGGATGCTGCATGACATTGGACCAGTATTCGTCTACTTGTTCTCGCCACAGACGGCTCGCTTCAGTATCGCCCTGCAGGAGTTGTCTATCCCAACCAAATATAGCTGACACAGAGTCTTTAAGACTGTCAGCAAATGATACTTTAATGAAGCCATAATCTTCCACGAGGATGTTGGCAATGGTACTCTTGCCTGAGTTGATTAAGCCAATGACACCGACTATGGACATGATACCCTTTCAAATTAATTTCTTAATTATATACTGAATTAAAGAAATCTTCAAATAGTTTTTCTTGAGTTTTGTGACAGTTATCTCGTTTAGAAGAATTATTGCCTTTGGATAGCATCTGTAAGTTTGTCCAATGTCCAATTATGTAAGCGGGAATATTATCTCTGAAGCCTTGTAATTGACTATAGATGTGATCCAATTCCCAACCATTGCTACGATCCAATCTATTGGGATTTATCTTATCAAAATAACATTTCCAACTCTCTGCTGTATAAAAAGCAACAGAATCATAATAACGTCTTTTGTCGCTTCGTTGTTCTCTAGGTGTTATTCTGCCTAGATCAACACCTGTTTGATAATTTTGTTCAATGATATCCGATCGTTGAAAATTGTTTTCAACTCCATATTTTTCAAGATTGGTTATTTTGGCTTTTTCTTTAATTAATGGATGCTTAAACGGATTGTCCGTTCCATATTTTGCCATCCAAGTATCAATTTTCTTTTGAAAAACATCTGGATTGTCTACATAATTTTGTTTGACACTTTTGCTTCGTTTTGTGTTTGTTCTATTGTTATGATTGTTATACATTCCAAGTTTGTTTTGATACGTTGCTTTAGCAGAAGAAGATATGAATGTAAGATATTTGTTTTCATTCCATTTAACATATTCGCCAGTTTGAGGACAAGTGGGCCTTGTATAAATTTCGTTAATTATATGCCACACTCGTTGTTTTGCTACTACAGAATCTGGTAAAAAGTTAGTAGCATCTAAAATTTGTTGCCATAAGATAGGATGAGTTTTGTATAGATACCTGGTGGCAGATTTATTTTTACTGGTGTCATTTTTGATAATTTCTAATAGCATGTCTTTCATACTATTATTTATGCCGCTACCCCATAACGAACCAATTATCCAATCACAAACCAACTCGGAGTCTCACCAGCCATGTAGTTCGTGATTTCAATCTCTAACTTATCAAGCATTGCTTGGCTATCTTGCAATAGCTGTGTTCCATTCAACTGATTGCTGCCACCTGGTCCTGGCAAACTCCCAAATTTACTACGAGCTTGTCCCAAACTACGCATACACAATGCTAAAGTATAATCTTTAATCCATGGTTGGCTGTATACGTCATTCAAAATAGTTAAATCAGGTTTAAAGTTTTCAGTCCATAACAAAATAGTTTCTTTATCTGCTCTGGGACGACGCATGATTGTTAGCTGCTTGGTTGTTGTATTAAATGTAAAGTTAAGAAAACCGCCAAACATCTTAGCAGCTTCTTTAAGAAACATGCTATAGAACGCATAAGTGGCAAGACCTCCTACACGACCACTTTGGATCATATAGAAGTTAACAAAGCCTGCTTCAAATGGTTCATATTGACTAGACGTACCACTGTTAGCACCAATATTTCTTTTATAACAATTACGCACACTTATTACTTCTGAAGGCAAAGTATAAGTGTTAGTATCCATTTGCAATTCTAGAAAGCTATAACTTTCCTCAACTGAGTTACTACTTCTTTGACGGAAGCGACCCAATGCATATTTTAATGCAGTCTCATAATGAATGGGATCTAATTCAACATCCATCATGCCTTCGCCAAGACTGTAACGAACGTAGTCAAAGATATCGTTTTTTGTTTCTTGAAGTGTAGCCATCGTACTATTATTTATGATATTGTACGTTGTCCGCAGACTGAATCACACTGTAAAAGACGTCCTGATTCGTAACTATCTTTCTTCCAAGATTCTTCTACAGTGTTAAACCAATTAATACATGTAGCTAAATCATTATCATGCAAACTATTGTTTGACGTAATGGCACTTATTTGCTCATTGACATTATTAAAATATCTATTTCTAAACGTATCTGGACTGAATCCTAGATAACAGCAAGGATATACTTTGCCGTCGCCGCTAATGTAAATGGAGCGTCTATTCTTTGATTTACAACTAATTGTTGTTGCTTCAACAGCAGGAAATTCACGCGGAATATGCTGAATGGCAATTACATCTTTTAACTTAGTATCTTCTTGCCATTTACCTAACTTGTGAGTTAACGTACCTTTGCGATCAAATACAGGTCCAGTATCTCTTCCATGATCGACTAATTCAAAATTATCAAATCCTAATTCTTTAGCAAGAGCTCTGCATTGCTCAACTTGATGCTGATTATGATCGAACTTT